CATACAGAAGAGCTTATGATTGGTTAAGAAATTATGATGCCGGGAATTATGACAGACCTAATCAGAACTGGAGAGCAGGCATACAGTCAGCAGAGCTTACAGACCGCTATAGCCGCATGGAAGTGTTGGCAAGGGCAAGAGACCTTGAACGCAATTCCGATATTATGAACTCTGTTATCGGAGCATTTGAAAGAAACATAATAGGCGGCGGCTATACACTTCAGGCTCAGACGGAAGATCCTGAACTCGACAAGACAATAGAAAAGGCATGGAAGAAGTGGTGCAAGAAGCGTAACTGTGATGTTACCGGAACACAGAGCCTTAACCAGATGCTCAGGATGGCGGTAGAGAGAAAAAAGATAGACGGCGGCATACTGTTTGTCAAGAGATATACTTCAGATGGTTTTGTGCCTTTTAAGCTTCAGATGGTGGAAGTTGACGAGCTGGACGGCGATACCGTGACTCCGCATAACAGCGAAAACAAGGTAGTTGGCGGCATAGAGTACAACCAGTGGAATAAGCCTGTTGGATATTTTATCAAGCAGTATGACCTTGACGGTATGAGCATCCGGGAACCTGTATGGGTTAAAGCTGATGATGTGATATTTTACTACACCAAGAAAAGACCTTCACAGATCCGTGAAATGTCCGATATGGCACCAACCATAACGAGAATAAGAGATGTTAACGAGTTTATGATGGCAACCTCTGTTAAGCAGAGAATAGAAGCTTGTCTGTCTGTATTTATCAAAAAATCCATTCCTACAACCGGCATAGGACGGTCAGGAGTAGGCGGAAGCGAAAGAACGAGCTATGACGGAAAGATGCTTAGTCCCGGCATGATTAAAGAACTGAACGCCGGAGACGAAGTACAAGTTGTCAATCCGGCAGGTCAGGCAGCAGATGCCACCAGCTTTACAAAGCTGCAGCAGAGACTTATTGGAGCAGGACAGGGCATAAGCTACGAGGCAATGTCAAGAGATATGTCTGAGAGCAATTATTCTTCTGCAAGGCAGGGAATAATTGAGGATGATCTTACTTGCCAGTCTGAAAGAGAACTGCTCAACGAGGTTATGGACGAGATATACGAGACGTTCATAATATCAGCTGTTCTTTGTGGCAAGCTCAATATCCCTAAATTCTGGGACGAGAATGAGAAAGAAAGATACTTAAGCCACGAATGGATTAAGGCACCTAAGCCCTGGATTGATCCCGTCAAGGAATCCACGGCAGACCGTACAGCACTGGAGACCGGGCAGAAAACCTTTAAGCAGGTTTGCTCAGAGAATGGCAAGGACTGGAGAGTACAGCTTAATGATATGGCAGAGGTTATCAATTATGCTGCCGGACTCGGTATTGATCTTAACAGTATCCTGTTTGGCAATGCCGGACAAATTACATCTCTTAGTATGCCTGACAGTGATACCGACAAATAAGCTGATACTGTAAAACGGTACGGCTTGATATAAAACTTACATTTCCACAGTTTCGGGAGATGTGGAAAGGAGGCAGAGAATGGCAGATCCTGTAAAGAACAAAAGCACAGAGCAGAGCGGAACACTCCAGCGGTGTTTGAACATCAACTCTATCAGAGCTGTTGAAGGCGAAGGCAACGGGCGAAGGTTTGAACTTTCGTTCTCTTCGGAGGAACCTTACGATAGATGGTGGGGAACAGAGATATTATCCCACGCTGAAGGCGCAGTCAATCTTGACAGACTGAACAGCATAGGCGTACTTCTGTTCAATCATAACCGGGACAAGGTTATAGGCAAGATCATAAATGCAGAGATAAAAGAACTCAGAGGCAAGGCAATAGTCGAGTTTGACGAAGATGCAGAGTCAGAGATCGTTTATCAGAAAGTTAAGACCGGAACTCTTAAGGGCGTATCCGTCGGGTATATGGTTGAAATCTGGGAAGAGGTAGCAGCAAACAAAAAATCAAGCGACGGAAGATTTACCGGGCCTTGTGACATTGCTACGAGATGGACTCCCTACGAGATATCAATAGTGAGTATTCCGGCAGATCCTACAGTCGGAGTCGGAAGATCGCATCAGGTCAAGACAGAACCGGAAAGCACAGAAAAAAAGAGTACGGGAACAAGCGGCTTTTACTATCTGGAAAAGCAGCTCCAAATAAATAATAACAAATCCTTAGGAAGGAGAAAAAACAAATGAAAAGAGAAGCATTACTTAGAAGGCAGCAGGAGCTTCTTGACACCGCAAGAGCCGCTGGACGAGAGCTTACTGCCGAAGAGCAGAACGAGTGGAACGACATTCAGAGACAGCTTGACGAGTTAGACGCTGCTGAAAGGCAGGCAGAGGCTCAGGCTAACGCTCAGAATCAGGCAACACCTGACCTTGAAGCAGTTAGAACAGCTGAAAGAAACCGTATCCGTGAGATTGAGAACATCTGCGGTCATTTCGGTATCGAGAGTGCATCCTACGTTAACAGCGGAATGAGTGTTGAAGGCGTACGCCAGGCAGTTCTTTCAAAGCTTATGGAGAACGGCACACCTATTTCGGCAAGAGGAACAGCTGATGTAGCAGTTACCGCATCAGAAGAGGACAAGTTCCGTAGAGCAGCCGGTGACGCTCTTGTTATGAGAGCAGGTATCGAAGTTGAGAATCCGGCAGAAGGCGCAAGAGATCTTATGTCTATGTCATTGCGTGATCTCTTTATTGAGACCGCTGGCGAGGCTGGACTTAACCGTAAGTCAAGCGACGAGCTTTTCACAATGGCAAACAGACAGTTCTTTAACCCTACAGCTGCTTTTCCTTCAATCCTTGACAATGCTATTAACAAGGCATACGTTGAGGGACACAAGAAAGCACAGGTAACATTTGACCGTTTCACCAAGAAGGGCACCTTAAAGGACTTCAAGGTAAACGACAACAATTATCTGGCTGGACCTACAGGCGAGTTCTTACTTGTACCTGAAGGCGGAGAGCTTAAGCAGGACAAGCCCTCAGATGAGAAGCTTCCTACAAGACAGTTAAAGACCTATGGCCGTCAGTTTACCCTGACACGTCAGGCATTCATCAATGATGATATCGAGCTTGTGACTTCTCTTCCTGCAAGATATGCAGCATCAGCAAGAAAGACCATCAACAAGCAGGTTTACGAGATTATAGTAAACAATGCTACAATCTATGACGGAACAGCACTGTTCACATCAGGCCACAAGAACCTTCTTGCTACCGGTACCGGCATCACCCAGGCCGCACTTCAGAAGATGATTATGGCTCTTCAGACACAGACAGACCAGTTCGGACAGCCTATTATTGTTCGTCCTGCTGTACTTGTTGTTCCTGTTGGTTTGGCATTTGAGGTTTACACAGTACTTCACAGTGCAACAATCAATACAAGCGGCAATACTCAGGCAGTTAACCCTTTGTATCGCTACGCTAACAGCATTGAAGTTGTGGAAGATCCTACAATCAATGTACTTTGCGGCGGCTTTGGTAACACTATGCCCTGGTTCCTCGTTGGAGCAAAAGAGGATACCGCATTCATGGAAGTTGATTACCTCAATGGTCAGGAGATCCCCACCATTCGCAGAATGGAAGTTGCCGGACAGCTCGGCTTCGTTTGGGATATCTACCTTGACTGGGGCGTTAACGTTATGGACTTCCGTGGAGCAGTTAAGAACCCCGGCACAACGGTTGCTAATCCGTTATCATGATAAGGAGGTAAAAAAGACATGGCTACAGCTAAATACTGGCAGAGAGGCGAAAGCCTTGATTACCCTAATGGAAGCGGTTCAAAGATTACTGCCGGCACTGTTGTTACTCTTGGCAGTGGTGCAACCGGCAGAATCGGCGTAATCGGTAATGATATTCCTGACGGCGACGTTGGAAGCGTTCATGTTACCGGTGTATTCGAAGTGGCTAAGACAAGCACGAATGCTATTGCTTTAGGTACAGACGTTTATTTTGACGGCACCGGCATCACCGAGGCTTCAAACGACGGCGGCGGAACACCCGTTTACTATCCTAAGGCAGGTTTTGCGGCAGCGGCAGCAGCTGCATCTGATACAGTGATCCTTATAAAGATCGGTTAAAGGAGGCGGCTTATGGCTACTACCAAAAAGAAAACCGTAACTAAATCCGTAGAGCCTATAGAGACGAGCTTTGAAGAAACTTCATCAATAAGCGAGCAGGAAGGGGCTGTTGAAAATACAGCCCCCGAAGGCGAGCATGACAATGAGAAGCTTGTAGCAAAGAGACTCATACTCTACAGGTCAAGGCAGTACCACGAAGGCGAGACGTTACCGGCAGATGATCCTGAAATGGTAGCGGCTTGGCTGTACTATAAAAGTGCTGCATGGGTACCGAAGGAAGAAAACAAGGCACCGAAGGCAGCTATGGCCACGGCGGAGCCGGGACTTTTCGGAAAAGTATCCAACGGAGAGAAGGACATAGACGGTAATGATCTTGTAGGCAAAGTACCTAAGACTGCTCAGAGAAAGAAATAAGGAGAACGGATATGTCAGCATTCAAGGATATAATTCATAACGACTGTTCGGATGTGTTCCTGAACATTGAGGAATTTAGCGACGAACATATAATCAATGGCCAGACGTTGAAATGTCAGGTGGATGATTACGAACAGATATCCCGTGAAAAGAGATATCAGTACAACCGTTCACTGCATGGAGACGGAATATACCTGAAGGAAGTTATGATATATGTTCTTGCAGACGAGTTCAACAAGCATTTCAACTCTCTACCGGCAGTCGGAAGGGCACTGATACTGGACGGACGAAAGTATATTGTTTCTGGTGCACAGGATGAATATGGGATATACTCCATTTCTTTAGGTTCTAACGAGACTTAAAGGAGGGCGAGATATGATAGGTTATAAGGTTTCAATCGAAGGACTGGCAGAGCTTGAAATGGACTTAGGCTTGTCGAGAGACAAAACAGGATACATCCTGAGAGCTGCCATAAACAATACGGCAAAAGTAGTTGAAAGACAGATGGCATCAAAAGCCAAAGACAGATATACGCTTCAGGGCGGATATCGGAGCTACAGAGCTGTAAACAAGATTGAAAAGGCAAAGGGAACCAAGCTTTATGCCACGATAGTTGCGAAGAGTAAAGCAAAGGACACTTTGAAATATACCGTAAAGCCTGAAGTTTACTATCCCGGAAGCGTAGGAGCACCGGACTATATCAAAGCCAAAACCTTAAAGGGTACCAGAATTAAAAAGATGGGACTCCGGTTAGGCTCAGGCGGAGATGAATACAGGGCGTTTGTAGTCAGATATACAAACGGACACTTTGCTTTTGCAGAGCGTGTACCGGGAACTCACATGAAAGATAAACCCTGGAAAGAAGCTTTAAGGTCCTTGTATTCTACAACCGAAGCCAAAGGCGAAGAAATAGTTTACAAGCAGAAGATAGACAGTACGGTGTACGGAACCTTAGCCGAAGAGATCAGGAAGGCTATACCAAAGTATGTTAAATAGCTGGAGGATATATGACACCACTTGAACTGATTGACGCTTTGGAAGAAGAGCTTAACGAACTGTTTAAGGATTGGCGGTACAAATGTAAAAAGGGCGACCTCATACCGATAAACGTTTACAAGCAGGACTTGCCGAAGCTGGATATTGATTATTCTCAGGACGAAATGCCGGTACCCTATATCATAATCAGACTGATAAGGGGAAATGATACAGGGGAGAGGAACAGTAACTACGTTGTGTCCGTGTGTCTTATAGCCGCTGTTTGGGACGGAGATAACGACAGTCAGGGATACAGGGATCTACAAAATATCTTCCAGGAAATATATTTGAGGTTTCACAGGGATAACAACCTCAGAAATAAGGCTGCTTATACCGGAGAATGGAATTGGGTAGCACAGGAAGATAATTACTATCCGTACTTTATCGGAGCGTGCAATCTTGATTTTAGGATAGCCGCAGTCAGAAAGGAGGATCCTTTTGCATGAAACCTAAGAAGCAGAAATCAGAGGATGTTAAGTCCAAAGAGATAGAACAGGAAGATGTACAGGAAGTTAGCGTTACCATTGACGGTGGCGAGCTTACTGTCGAAGTTGCACCGGTGCAACCGGAAAAGGCAGCAGAGCAGAACTTAATGTATATCGGGCCGACGATTCCTAATCTTATCAGACACGGAATAGTCTATGCTGATGGAAAGCTGCCCCAGAAGATTGAAGATGCAATAACATCATACAAGCCTATGAGACAGTTGTTTGTCACGATAGACGAGATCCCGTCGGCAGTCAAGGAAATAAAACTTAAAACCGGAGCGTTGGCTATCATTTACAAGAATGTAGCCCAGCGTATCAGGGGTTAAACAAAATAACAGGAGGAAAAAAAGATGCCTTACAATCACGGTATTAGGATTATGGAAAATCCTACAAGCATTCCTGCACCTGTGAGTACTGATGGTTTCGTTCCGGTTTTTGTAGGAACATCAGCAGTTAACTTAGCGGCAGACATTTCAAAAGCAGTCAACAAGCCTATACTTTGTAATACATTTGCAGAGTTTGCAGACGCTTTCGGATATTCTGACGACTATGACAGCTACACCTTAAGTGCTTGTGCAGATGCAATGTTCAAGGCTTTTGGAGTAGGTCCGGCAGTTTTCATCAACGTGCTCGATCCTTCAAACGCTAATCACAAAGCAGCATACACCGAGTCAATCACTCTTTCAAACAAGGTCGGTGTCAGCACATCAAAGGGAGTCCTGATTGACAATGATCTCGTTGTCAAGAACGGAGTCACCGTTCTTGATATTGACGACGATTACACAGTAGAGTACGACGCAAACGGTTATGTAGTATTCACCGTTCTTGCTGCCGGTGTTACAGCGATCAATGTTACCGGTTATAAGCTTGCTCCTACAGGCGTTACCGCAGCAGAAGTTATAGGATCCTATTCAACTTCTACAGGTGTTTATACTGGTATCCAGTGTGCAGACGAAGTTTACACAAAGCTTCAGGTTGTACCATCGCTTTTAGCAGCTCCCGGATTCTCAAAGACAGCTTCAGTAGGTCTTGCTCTTTCAGAGAAGGCTTACAAGCTTTCAAGCAAATTCCGTTGTGAATGTGTAGTTGATATCGACTCCACTTCAAGCGGTGCTCAGGTTTATACTGACGTAGCAGCTAAGAAGGCAGCAGCTGGTTTCCTTAACGAGAATATGATCTGTGTTTGGCCTATGGCTATGTATGCCGGAAAGAAGATGCCTTACTCGGCTCTCTATGTTGCTATGTGTGTTTATACAGATATCAACAATGAGAACGTTCCCAGCCTTTCACCTTCAAACAAGCCCATTAAGGCAAGTGCTATGTGTGATGCTGACGGCAACGAGATCTATCTTGACGACGATCAGGCAAACGAGCTTAACGCTATCGGCGTAGTTACAGCTGTTAACCATAACGGTTTCCGTTCATGGGGCAACAATACAGCAGCATATCCCGGAACAACAGATCCTAAGGATAGATGGATTGCTTGCAGAAGATTCTTCTCATGGTGGGGCAACCGCTTTATCGTTACCTACGCTGAAAAGATTGATGATCCTGCAAACTACAGACTTATCGAGTCCTTTGTTGATTCTGAGAATGTATTTGCTAACAGCCTTGTTGCATCTGACAAGTGTGCCGGTCTCCGCATGGAGTACCGCCAGGAAGATAACCAGATAGGTGATGTATTGAACGGCAAGATCGTATTCAGAGAGTACCTTGCTCCTTACACTCCTGCTGAGTATGTACTTGACATACTTGAATATGATCCTTCAATGGTTGAAGAGGCACTTGGGGGAGGTGAAGCATAATGGCTAACGAGAGACTGATACCTGAGATTATCAACAACTACAATGTGTACGGTAAGGGCAATAAGTGCATTGGTGTAACCGATGCTACTACTCTTCCTACAATGGATGCCATCACTGAGACAATCAACGGAGCCGGAATACTCGGAACTTATGAGACTTCCGTTCCTGGACAGTATGGTTCCTTAGAGCAGGAGATCAACTTCAGAAACCTTGATGATGATGTATTTTCTATCATGGATCCTTCAACACCCGTAGATATCACTATGAGAGGTTCGGAGCAGCTGACAGACAGAGGCACCGGAGCACTCACCTACAGACCTGTTAGGATCGTAGAAAGAGGCAGACTTAAGAAGTTTGATCCCGGCAAGCTTGAAAACGGTAAGAGCATGGGGAGCAAGGTTACTCTTGAACTTTTCTACTACCTCATTGAGGTTAACGGAAAGGTTGTTATGGAGTATGACAAGCTCAACAGCGTTTACAAGATCAAGGGCAAGGATATGCTGGCCAAGATCAAGGCTTACAGCTGATCGTAACATATTCCTTTTCAATAGTACCGGCTGGCAGGCTATACAGCCGAAGCCGGTACTTTTTGTATATTAAACCATTTACACAAAGAAAAGAGGTAAAGACATGGATAACGAACTTAATTACGCAGCAGAAGAGAATGACGAAGAGTTTGAAAAGGCTCTCGGATTTGATGCAGAAGAAAAAGAAACTGACGAAGAAGAAAACAAACTCATAGTTGAATTTAAGAAACCCTTTGTATTTGAAGGTGAGACTTATACCGAGTTAAACCTTGAAGGACTGGAAGAGCTGACAGGTGCGGACCTTGCAAAGATTGACAGGGCAGTTAGAAAGAAGAACGCTGACGATCTGGTACCGGAAATGTCACTTGACTACGCTCTTGCCTTAGCAGCAAGGGCAACAGGACAGCCCATAGAGTTTTTCAAGGCACTTCCTTTGAAGGATTGCAGGAATGTGAGGAACAAGGTAAGGTCTTTTTTATTCAATTAGGGATAGGCATAAAAGACATACGAGAAATCCGTAAAATAAACATCCAGCTCTCTATGACGTTGCGGACAGGATTAGATAGCCTGTCTGCAATGCCGATAGGGGAATGGGTAGACACTATAAGGGAAGTTGGTGAGGTAATAGATGAACGGAAAAGAATACAAGCTAATGGTAAGAATCGCCGGTGAAATCGACAAGACTTTCACTAATACCCTTAAGCAGACTAAGAAAGAAGTCAAGAAGCTGAAGCAAATGACAGCTGATGAAACATTTTCGGTTCTTGACCAGGGTTTTAACAAGATTGAAAGTGTCGGCAAAAAAGCCTTGAACACTATAAAGCGAACGGCAGAGCTTGCAGCGGTGGCAGTCGCAGGTATTGGCACCGCCGCAACCAATGCAGGAATGGAATTTGAAGCCGCTATGAGCACGGTACAGGCTATTAGCGGAGCAGACAGCTCACAGATGGACGAGCTGACAGAAAAGGCAAGGGAACTGGCAAGGACAAGCATTTACTCCGGTACAGAAGTAGCTGACGCTATGCAGTACATGGGTATGGCAGGATGGAAAACAGAAGAGATCCTGGCAGGTATCGAGCCGGTACTTGCACTTGCTACGGCATCAGGAGAAGAGTTTGCACTCGTATCTGATATCGTAACAGACAACCTCACGGCCTTTAACATGAAGGCAGAGGAAGCAGGGCGAATGGCTGATGTAATGGCCGCCGCCGCTATGAACAGTAATACAAATGTCGAGAAGATGGGAGCAACGTTCAAGTACGCAGGTTCAGTAGCCGGAGCTTTGGACTTCACGATTGAAGATGTGGCTATTGCCACAGGCCTTATGGCTTCCAGCGGCGTTAAGGCTAATATGGCCGGTACTGCACTGAGAAACATCTTCACGAGAATGGTTAAGCCTACAAAGGATGCACAGAAGGCAATGGATGCTTTCGGTGTATCCATAACGGAAATAGATCCCACAACGGGAGAAGAAAAGATCAAGTCGCTTATGGATATCATGCTACAGATGAGAGCAAACGTAAGCGGCAAGTCGCAGGATGAGATTAAAAAAATGGTATCAGGTCTTACCGGCGGAGATTTATCAGCTGATGAAAAGAAATTCTATGAGAACTTATCGGAGGACGAGCTTGACGCTCTGGTACTTGCGGAAGAACTGACGCAGGCGGAACAGGAAGCATACAAGGCTATGTCACAGGTTGAAAAAGCTTCTTACGCTGCCGGGCTTGCAGGACAGCGAGGCATGACCGGACTCTTGACGATCCTTAACGCAAGCGACGAGGACTTTAAGGCATTGACCGAGGCGATATATGGCTCTGCCGGGGCAGCAGAATATATGGCCAACGTAAAGACTGACAATCTGAAGGGAGACTTGGCAATCCTTAAGAACAATATTCAGGATGCCGGAGTAGAGCTTTACGGAACATACAGCGGAACTTTAAGGGAACTTACACAGGGAGCTACGGAGTGGATCAGGGAGAACATCAAGAACATTCCTAAGTGGGTGGACCAGATATCGGCACAGATGGCAACGCTTAAGAGAAAAGCAGGCAAGTATTTAGAACCGGTATTTAATCTGATAGTCGGTACCGGAAAGTGGTTAATCAAGAATAAAAACAATGTTATAGGAGTTTTGACCGGCATAGGTTCAACGCTTGTACTGTATAAGATAGCTTCAAATATCAGCCATGTTATAACAGGCTTAAAAACATTCTTGGCCACAGCTAATCCGGTAGCACTTGCAATAACAGGTATCGCAACTGCAATAGGTACTCTTGTGGGTATATTCACAGCATACAAGCTTCAGGAACAGGAACTTATTGACAGCAACCTTGCAGATCATTTCGGAGATATAACGCTCACCATGAAAGATTTGGATAGCGTAGCAAGGGCAATAGTTGACGGCGGTTCAATGGAAGAACTTAAAAGACAGCTGGAAGCCTTTGACGAATTGGAATCCCTGAGAGACAGCATCCAGAATCATTTTGATGAGATAAACAAGATTACCTGGAAGGTATCACTTGGATTTGAATTAAGCGGAGATCTTAAGGATCAGTATTTGTCAGAAGTTGAGGAAGCTGCAAAAGAGCAAAACCAGTATGCAGCGGATACGGCTTATATTGTAGACCAGCTTTTCCCTGAAGAAGATGCAATATCCCTAAAGGTAAAAGAATTTTACAAAGACAATATGATGACA